AGACCCGCTTGCTCAGTACATGACAGCCGCAGGTTTCCCTGTAGAAGATGACGTAATGAGTAAGTCTTCTCTGGTCTTTGGCTTCCCTATCAAGTCACCCGACAGTAGTACTACAGTAAAGCAGGTGGGTGCAATGGAACAGCTAAGAGTCTGGAAGAAGTACCAAGACCACTGGTGCGAACATAAGCCAAGTATCACTGTTTATTATACAGATAGTGAGTTCCTGCAAATAGCACAGTGGATATGGGATAACTTTGATTCGGTTAGTGGTATTAGTTTGTTGCCTGTCAGTGACCATGTTTATCAGCAAGCCCCTTATGAGGACATAACCGCTGAGAAGTATGAGGAGTTACTAGCGGCTATGCCAGTGGATGTTAAGTGGGAAGACTTAGAACACTTCGAGAAGGAAGATAATACTACAGGTTCGCAAGAACTGGCATGTGTCGGAGGCGCGTGTGAAATAGCATAGGTAAAACTAAGGGGGCGCAATGCCCCCTTTTGTTTTTACTCTTCTGCTAAAGTTTCCCCTACTAATGCTCTATATAAAGAACGACCTGTCTGGAATTGGTCAGAATTTAGTTTATTTAGCTGACCTTTAGATATATTATTACTAAGTAAAATCTTCATTAACTCTGGATTTTTATAAGCCTCCTTCATTATTTTTGATGCGTTACCGTAGGTAAGGTTTTTAAGTATTGCCTCTGCTGTTTTAGAGGTAGCACCTGCTAATACAATAGATTGAGAGCCGAACAACATACTTACTGCTTTAAGACCTCCTAACTTAGCCGCTATAGCCAGTGATGTCGATACTTTATAATCTTCTCCCTTAGCTCCTTTAGCAGACAGTGCTTTCTCTAAAGATTTAAACTGAGAAATAAGTAGGTCAAGACCCTCTCTTTCTCCTTTAGATTTAAAAACCTGCATAAACGGGTCTAGCTCTTTAAGACTCTGTGATAGTTTAGCTACTTGAACAACATCTGACTTACCTGCGCCTTTAACCTGTGCCGCTACGCTATCTAATGCCTGACCAACAATACGTCTTGATAAGAAGTCTTGGAACGACTCTAACGCTCTTGGGTCTTGGCTTAGTTTTGCCTTAAGTCTTCTAGCATTAGTTAGCGGGTTAGAACTTTTTAGTATAACATCTGCAATCTCGGTTGGTGTCTTACCAGTCAGTCCTGCAAATATATCTAACTTAGCCGCTTCGGCTTTTAACTCTGCATTCTTTAGAGTATTTCCTGCTTTGACAGCCTTTTTCCTAGCGTCTTTAATCATGTTACCTGCGTCAGGGAAACGCTTAAACCACGTCCTGTGTTGCGCTATAAAGGCATCAAACGTGGCTAAATCGTTGGGGTCAACCTGTTGTGCAAACTTAGCTAAGAACATACCTTCAGCGGACTTAAGCATACTAGACTGTGCCGCATCGCTAGTAGGGGTTGCTAAATTGAACACCTCTTCAAACTCTCTAGCTACTACGTTTACATCTGTTTCACTTTTAGTTGCTCCGCCTACAGCAGTCTCTAGTTTTTTCTCTGGCACTGCTTTGACAACTTTAGGCATTACCGTGCCTCTGTTGAAAGTATCGTTTATGTGCTTAGAGTAAGACGTAGCGGTTAAGTAAGAATCTCTAAATTGTTTAGGAACATTATCTATGTTGTTTGTTAAAATATCCACAGCGGCTTGTTGTGCCTTCACAGCGGAATCTTTATCAACGCTTATGTTGGGGTCACGTACCATTTCATTAAGCCCTGTACGGACTGTCTTCATCACCTGCGGGCTTTGTACATTACCCATAGGTACTTTAGGGAAAACAACATCTTTACCTTTCATTTCTTTTGTTCCGCGCTTACTGAGAGCGACTGTAACCCACCCTTTATCTGTACGCATTAAGCCCATACCTAAAAACTCAGCAAACTTTTCAGCAGGTAAATTAGTTTCTCTGTTAGAGTTCTGAACTATATCGAATATTGCACGTTTAAAAGGAACAACATCAAGTTGAAACCCGCTATCGTTTATAGGTTTCCATAGAGCATCTTCTTGTCTACCAATATCATCAAATACTTTTTGAAATTCTTTATTAAACTCTTTTGACATCTTTGTAACATCGCCATTGTACAAAGGTAACAACGATTCTAGGTTTTCTCTAGCAATACGAACCCTATCGTTAACACCAGATAATAAGTCTTCACTTATACGCGGCAACAGGTTTTCTATTGCTTCCCACTTATATGCGCCCGTTTCAGGATTTAGTAGTTTACTTAACTCTTGTGTTAAAGAATACTGTGCTTGGTCTAGTTGGTCGTTTATATTCCCTGCAAAAACTGAGTCTTCAACAGCTAATGCTCTTTCATTGACAAGAAGACCTGCGTCATCCATGTTCTGTGCAACAGATAGATGGTTCTCTACTCCACCTTTTTTAGTAGCGGTCTCTGCGGCTTCTAAAGCTAAGTGTGCCTCATAAGGGTCTGTAGCACTTTCTCTGATACGACCAGATGCTCGCCTTAAGTCCTCAACACCATATTTCTTTTCAAATAAACTTAAAGTTTTCTTGTTAAGAATCTCTGTGCCTGTGTCAGCATTACGAGTTACACCCGTAGTAAAGTCAAAATAAGTAGGAGACCTTCTAAGCATACCTGCGGCAATCTCTGCGGGTAAAGAAATAAGCAAACTGTCTGAACCTGTTAAGTCTGACGCAACAAAACCGCCAGTAGCCATACGTACTGCTAAATCTACCTCACCGCGCAAGGGTTGATTAGCTAAGTCTCTTGTAATACCTGCTTTAGTCCCTTCAACACCTGTTGTCATAGGCTTACCTGTAACAGGATTAAGTCTAGCACCTTTTTTATTGAACTTAAATACGCCTTTACCTAAGTTGGCTACGTGTCTAGCGGCAACAGCGTTAGTGCCTACACCTAAGCTAGTATATAAACCAACCTTATCGTAGTACTCAGCCATCTCAGGGTCACTTACGTAACTTTGATTCTTAAGCACTTCAGGTATAGTTAGGTTCTGACCACCTTCCCACTCAAAGTCTACTTCGGGGTCAACAGCCTCAACCATATTCTTTATGTTTTCATAGCCAGTAGAGCCGAACAAATAGGGCGCACGTACGGCTACGTCATACATAGTACCGCCCACGTTAGTGTTTATAGTATTCATTACCTCTAACACAGGATACGTAAAGGGAGATAGCGTTCTAGCTACGTCCTCGCCTACTTCCTCAAAGAAACCTTTGTTTCTAGGGGGTGTGTCTTCACCTTCTAACTCAGGCAGGTTTATGTCTCTACGTTGTGCTAATGTTTCTTGTGTTTCTAAATCATGTATTGTTTCATTGGGAAAATCTAAACCTAAATTATGAGGAATACGAGTTCTTTCCTCGTCTTCTGTCGGAAAGGTTAAACCTAAATTATGTTTAATTTTCATTTGTAAATAGCCCCTGATAATCGGTCAGCATCATCGAACAGTTGTAAAATCTCTCTAGCTGTTTTACCTTCAAAACCCTCAAGGTTGTTTAGTTCATAAAATGTGTAATCTACAGGATTTCCCTCAGCATCTATCAAAGTAAAACCTGTAGGTTCTTGACCAGAAGACCAATACTGCCACAGCTTACTCTTATCTGACAGAGTTTGATATTTATCATAAGTGACTTCTTCAGTACCTACCATTCTTTTAGCATTTTTCTTTAATTTATTATAAGGTAGTTTAGATGTGTAATCATCCCACACAACAGCGTGAGCTTGGGTAGGTGTTCTATCTTCAGAAACGTGCCATGCTCTACGGTTGTTAGCAAAACCTGCTTCAGCTATTTTTAAGGTAGCAGACTCATTTTGCAAGTTAGAAGCAAGCTCATTAAACTGCCATGCTTGCTTATAGCTAGGTATTACTTCTTTTAAGAAATATTCTCTTTCTGTATCGGTAAATCCTCTGCCCTGTTCTTCAATACGAGGCAGTAAGCCTTGTGCAGAAATCATTTGATATTGTGCTTTAGAATTTGTTAGTTTAGACCAACCCTGTGGCACTTGAATACCTAAGTTTTGAAAAACATCTTGACCAATCTGTGCTAAATCAGAACTTACAGCTGATATTGCACCAGTTTTTGCGTTATTGTCTATAGTCCTTAAAGTTGTTTGAGCATTTCTTTTTTCGTCAATAGCTGTTTTTGCAGTTTCAGCCGTACTTTCAGCAACAGTTGTTAAAGGGACAAACAGTTGGCTTCGTCTTTCTGCCTTAGCTTTTGCTTGAGGGTCTACCGCTGTACTTACCAGAGGTGTTGAGGGCTTAACGTATGAAGTAGAAACACCGAACCCCTCTAACTCTTCTGGAGATATAAGTTGACCCTGACTGTTGAATAACTGACCGTCAACTTCTACAGCAGTACCCATTGTTTTATTAGTTTTTGTGTTTACTAAATTAACAATCTTTTTATCTACTTTAGTAGGTGCTTTCTTCTCTCTACCTAAAATCTCAACGGCTTTCTTAACCGCACCCTCTACACCATTTTCAACCGCATTTTTTAGTGAAGCGTATTCAGGAGGCAAAGCATCAGCTAAGTTCTCTAACTGTTTTAGTCTTTTAGCCTCATCTGCTCTCTGCTTATCACCTGCCGCTGTAACCAACTGTTGTTGTATCGTTGGTCCACCACCCATCAAACCACGTAAGCCACCCGCCATACGTTGTTGACCTGCTAAGGCACTCTGTACGAGCATATCTCTACCTGACATCTGTGTACGAGGGTCAATACCACCGCTAGGGATGCCTGTTAATAATCCTGCTATATCTCTATTAGCCATTAGTATTTTCCTCTAAAATAAATTCTCTAGGTTGTTAATGCCTGAAGGTATTGCCTGCCCTATTGGCGTAGAAACAGGAGATGTAGAGGTGTAACCACCACTAGCATCGCTACTGCTACCACTACCGCCGCCGCCAAACAAACCACCCAGTAAACCATCACTACTAAACAGACCGCCTAGAAAACCGCTGTCACCTTGCGGTACAGGCACTTTTAAGTAGTTAGCTAGTAACTGCTCTTGTATCGTAGGCTCTCTACCCAACAATGCTTCAGTAAGTGACTGACGTTTAGTCGCCTCAAGTGCTTGCGCTAACTCAGCACCCTGCATAAGAGCCTCAATACCCGCTTGACCTGCTCTACCCATAAACTCAGCACCTGTACGTCTACCTATGTCAGCAAACCCTGCTACACCAGTACCCATACGTAATGCTTCTAAGGCTTGTGATTGTGGCATATAGCCTAGACCCATCATGCCTTGAGCCATAGCTAAGTCTTGAGCGCGAGGTATATAACTTGCTTGTTGCAATGTTCCTGCTCTAGCCAAGTCCGCTTGTTCCTTAGTCATACCCGCACCAAACAATGCACCTGCTCTAGCTAACTCACGTTGCTCTGGAGTATAACCTGCACCAAGTAATCCCATAGCTTCAGATAAGTCTTGCGCTCGTAGACCTGACGCTTGTCCTAACAAACCAAGACCTTGACCGTAAGCTTGTTGTTGTTCCTGCATAGCTTGTTGTCTAGCCGATAGGTTTGCTCTTGACATAGCCTCTTGTCTAGCAGTCTCTTGTGCTAGTAACTCTGGAGTAGCACCACCGTATGCGCTAGAACTTAATCCTAAACGTCCCTGAGCCAACATACGCTCCTCTAAGGCTAAACGTTGACGTTCTTCCTCTGGTTGCTGTGTAGCTCTTATTTGCCCATAAAGGTCAGCCTGTGCCTGACTAGGGTCTGCCATTGCACGACCAAAGGCTGTATCAGCTTGTGATAACAAGGCTTGCTGTCTAGGGTCTTGACCTATGTTAGCAAAACCTTGTCTAGCTTGAGAAAGTATTTCTTGTTGCATTGGGTCTTGACCTACAGCTTGATAACCTGATACACCCATACCAGTCAATGCGCTTGGTCCTAATCCTTGATATGCTTGGTAAGCCTGACCGCCTAATAACTGAGACATAGGGTCTTGACCAATGTCAGACATAAAGCCTTGTGCTGTTGATAATCCGCTAGTCTGTAAAGCCTGTTGCTCGGGAGATAGACCTAAAGTATAACCACCTTCAGGTGTTGTTGTAGTCGTGCTTAGTCCCGTAGACACGGTAAAAGGTTTAAACTCAGCCATACCTGCTACTTCTGTACCAAGTCTCGAAAGTTCTTGTGCTGACTGTTGTCCTAACTCAAGTGCCGCTTTAGCCGCCTCATCTTGGTTATAGTAACCTGCCGCTCCGCTTATTAAATCGCTTAAACTCATTATTTATTCTCCAGTTTACCAAGTTGCAAGAGCAACTCGTTTCCAAGTGTCAGTGGCTGTACATACGTACATATAATTTGCATCCCAAGCTATTTGTCCTTGACTGCCCGTTGCTGATGCTGATGCGGGTGTCTGTGATTGCCGTAGTCTTATTGAATCACCATCTATGTCTAGTTTTTCAGTTGGACTAGTAGTGCCTATACCAAAGTTACCGCCAGTTACATCTACCACAGCCGCAGGACTACCAGCCCCCCCTTGACCAAACTGTATTTTATCATTTAGTCCTGCCAACAAATTTAAATCGTTACCAGAAAAAAGAGAAGTTCCATTTGTTGAACTAAATGCATTGTTATCGTTGAAAGTTAGCAAAGAGGTAGTAGTAGTTTTACCTTGAAATAAATCACTACGGAACGTCAAAGACTCTGTATAAGTATCAAAAACTTGAAGCTGAGGGGAAGCAACAGAGTCTGTACCTATGTTTACAGAACCACCTAAAGCCTTAAGATTTAAACTGTTTTTACTTTGCAAAAGAGTTGCATCAGTTTCACTGTAGCTTGTATCTCCTGAAAGTAAACATTTAGAGTCTGCATAACTAGGACTAGGGTGAACCATTGTAGCCGCGGCAATACCGTTACCATAAAACAAAGTATCGCTTACTCGTGTTTCAATTCTAGGTGAGTTATCATAATAAATCGTAGACCCACCGTTGGCTGTAAAAGAAGCAAAAAAATCATTGGAAATTGAATTTTTAAATAATAAATTACCATTAGATTCTATTTTTAAATCATTACTTGTATTGCCGATACTACCTATAGTTATACCATCTTTACTAAAATCAACTATAGAACCATCATCTGTTAATCTATTAAAAGCGGCAACATTTTGACCATCTCTGGTAAAAGTAGCTACTGATTGAAGTGAACTCGGACTGCCTCTAAGCTCAATACCTTCCACGCTAAAGTTACTTCCAGTCTTATTCACCAATACGTTGCCTGATGAGTCAATACGCATGGCTTCAGAGCCGTCAGTAAATAGCTGTAGTGAGTTATCTGAATTACTATAGCTTAAACGACCATTAGCTAAACCACCTGCATCACCCAAGTAAATCCCTGCGACATTACTACTTCCACCAGTTACCTGTATTGCTGTAGTACCTGTTCCTTGAACGTGTAAAGGACTTTGAGGACTATCAGTACCTATACCTACGTTGCCTGATGAGTCAATACGCATAGCCTCTGTGCTAGAAGTATCAAACTGTAAAGAGTTGTCAGAGTGGTCGTAACCTATCTTGCCTACATTTGCTGCGGCTTGGTCATCAAAGAAAATATTACCCTGATGCGAATTACTTGACTCAATTCTTATAACAACGTTAGACCCTGCATCAGCTACATGAAGTTCAGCATCAGGACTATCAGTACCTATACCTACGTTTCCTGTTGAGTCTATACGCATAGCCTCTGTGCCGTCAGTAAATAAACCCATGTGGTTGTCAGCGTGAGAATAACTTATTTTTCCTACGTCACCATCTTCAGGGTCACCAAACTTTATTGTCTGAGTTTGTGTATTTGCTGAAAGAATTTGTATAGAAGGTGCTGAACCCTGCTCTACTATTAAAGTACCATCAGCAACACCAGTAGCACCTGAGCTTGACCCTCTTACGTGTAGTTTACTATCAGGGCTAGTAGTACCTATACCCAAAGATTCCGCAGAAGCATCCCATGTCAGCTTAGGCGCTGTGCCTGTGTCCTCGTAGAAGCTGATGTCTCCTGTGGCATGGTCTAAATTAAATCTACTAACTGGATTTGCACTTGAGTTATCAACGGTTTGAATAAAGAAATCACCAACAGTTTGTCTAAGTCTAGTGTTATTACCTACAGCATCTGTTTCTATTAAATCTATTTGTGTTGATGTTCCTTGAAAAATTCCAGAGCCATCAACAGTAAGCCCATCCATCGTGGCTGTGCCAGTAACGTCTATGCCGTTATTTGACGTATCTAGTTTTGCAAGACCATTATAAAAAAGAGATGAAGCACCGTTAGCCTGTCCTTCAAAAAACTTTTCATTATCTGGTGACAATAGCTGTAAAAAGTTACCTTTTATTTTTAACGAACCTGCACCGCTTTCTACAATATGTGTATCAGTACCGTCATGATAAATCTGTAAATCTGCACCCGCACCAAAGATAGCCTTAGCGTTGTCGCTAAATGTTGCATTACCCGTATGAGCAGTTGTAGATGCAAAGTTTACAGCCCCATTAAACGTAGATACGCCTGTAGTGGTCATAGCACCGCTATTCGTAAGGGTTCCTGTTGTTGTAAGGTCTGTCGCAGAACCGCTTGTTAAATCTAGCTTAGTAGCTATTGCTGTTGCAATGTTATTAAACTCGACTGTAAATTCTGCTCCTCTAATAATCTTAGCCGCGTTGCCTGAAGCAAGTCCATCCTTTGCTCCAAAGTTTGTTTGTACCGAATAGTTACTCATTAAATTAATCTCCCTAGAAGAGCGTGTACGTCTATTTGTTGTATTGAATAAGGTGCGCCATCAATAGTGGATTCGATGCCGATTGTTACTACAGTTCCGCTACCATTTGTGTTAACTTTAGGACGTTGTATGTCTGTGCCTACTGTAAATACAGCGGGTATATAATCAGGTTCATCAGGAATACCGTTGTTATCATTATCTATATCTTCTTTCCTTCCGAATTTTGATACACCATACTCAGAGGTAAGTGAATTACTTAAACCGCTATTGACTGTTTTTTTATTAAAATCACCACCGTAATCATAACCCCATACCAATGTAGTGTCTGCGGCTACGTTACCAATTACTGTGAGGTTAAACTTTTTAAGAAACTTAAGGTTAGTAGAGTTACCGAAACTCAACGGATTGCTGTAGTAAATCATTTCATAGGAAGCAGTGTCATCTTGATAGCCTTCATATTTAAATATACCATTTTCTCTACCAAAGTAAATATCACCGTTCTGTAATAAAGCCATGCTTCGAGGCTCAACACCTGACCAAGTAGTTACTCTGTTAGCACCGTCAGGTAAAGTAGTACGCATATCAAAGCAGTATATGGTATTCCCATCCTGTAATGACAATAAGTAGAATGCCTCATCAGCACTATACAGAGACTTAATAGGTTTACCTTCCAACCTAACTAACGTAGTCAGCTCAGTACGTATGTTGTTACTAATGTCACGCATAGGCATTGACTTTTCTTGTATAGTACGACTAAAGCTACGTACACCCTCTTCAGATAAAAACAATATGTCAGTACCTGTGTGTTGTACGGAATCTCTAGCAACACAGCCAACGCCCTCTACAGTGTCGTGTAATTGCATCGTAGCGGGACTTTCAGCACCAGAGTAAATAATAATTGAACGCTTACAAAAGATAACTAAGAAGCCATTGTGTGCCGCTAAGGCTACAACCTCATCGTGACCCGTAGGGAATACTGTAGTCAAGTCTAAAGAACCTGATGTACCACCCGACCACTTATGTCCTTGTAACGTATCACTCCAGTAAACAGTCTTAGTGTTACCAGATACATCAGCCGCCCATAGTCTACCATACGCGCCTATAACTTCATTGGCTTGTGGTGGTGTCGTTTGATTAGCAAAATCACTGTGCTTAGCCAGTACACCAGAACCACTAGAGTCTGTATAGATTAGAGGTTCATGTCCTCTTTGATAAAAATACGTATGGTTATTAAAGCTAACAATCTTCCAGTTGTTTGCTGAGATTGCAGGTGTAGAACCCGTAGGTGTTATGTCAGTTACTGAAAAGTCAAGACCTTTATATATTTTATTGTCAGCCGCAGAGAATATTACTTTGTCACCACTAGCATCTAAGGACTCAAATACAGCCTCTACGCCACGACTGCCTGAAGCAAAGGAAACATTAGAGGATTGCTCCTTATATCCCTTACGCGCCCCTATACGTCCATATTCATCAATGACACAGTTACTGGCTGTAGCCGCAAAGGACTGGTCAATGGATACAGGTGAATCCTGACTGTTAATCCCCGCAAATCCTGGGGCTTGTACTGTAATGTTCTGTAGTTGTTGTGCCATTAGCAAGGTGTCCATACAGTTTCAGAAGGGAATCTAGCGGCATCAAACGCTACTGCATCTGCTAACGTAGTGTCCGCTAGGGCAAATAGTTCCTGTGCTGAAGTACCGCCTGTCTCTCCACGTTCACGAGAGGCTAAGGCTACTGCGTACTGTACTACTGGTGATGAAGGTACAACTAGTTTATCTGCGTCAAGAGTAAAGGCATCTGGTCTATCTACAATGTTAAATCGTAATGTATATGCTTGGTCTGGCTTAGGATATAAGTCAACTAAAGCATTGCCGTTAGTATCCACACCATTCCAAGAGTAGTACTCAGGAGAACCTTTAGTAGGCTCTTGGACTAAATATGCGTTGTTCATCCAAGACGAACTAGCGGGACGCATAAAGAAGTTAGACGTGTCGTTAATAACGTCTAGTATCTTAAAGGCGTTGTTAGTACCAGTCATACTATAACTAAACTGATTGTCAGTGGTAGTTACTGTAATTGTTCCTCTGAGCGCTGACCAATCCCAAGCATCCTCAACAATACGTCTAGCATCATTAACAAGCTCTCCTATTAGTTTTACATAGGAATCAGTTGAACTTTCAACACTCTCTGTTTCATTCTCTCTCATTCTACGTAGCACACTATTTACTAGTTGTAAGTAAGTCATTATCCATATTTCCTTGAGTTCATAAAGGGACTAAGCATTTCCTGTGTAGACTTAATCTCTGTGTCAAATTTAAATAGTTCTTTGTCAAACAAACCTTCGACTTGTGTGGGCTGTCTAGGTGTAGTTAACCCTGTTAACATTGAATAGTCAAAGGATGGTAAGCTTAAGTCTACATCAGGTAAGTCTACATCAGGTAAGTCTACATCAGGTAAGTCTATGTCAGGTAAGTCTACACTAGGTAAAGCATCAACAACTTCTTTAACTGGTTCTATAAATATATCTTCAGCTTCCGACAACACGTCTGAGCCTAAGTCTATAACATCTTGACCTAACTCTTTACCTGCTTGTAACGCAGGGTCTATTACTTTTTCACCAAAGACATCTAGTCCTTCATCTGCTATATCTACTACAGTTTCTATCCCTGTTTTAATAGGGTCTATAACTATGTCTTCTACTACAGGAGCTACAGTTTTAATAGGGTCTATAACTATGTCTTCTACTACAGGAGCTACAGTTTTAATAGGGTCTATAACTATGTCTTCTACTACAGGAGCTACAGTTTTAATAGGGTCTATAACTATGTCTTCTACTTCTGATAAAACATCTGAACCTACATCTATAACACCTTGTCCTATATCTCCTACAGTTTCTATAACGTCTGTGACTATAGGAGGAAGACCTACTCTTGTACGTAACTCGTTCAGAATGTCTATTGGAATTTCTTTAATAGGGTCTATAACTATGTCTTCTACTACAGGAGCTACAGTTTTAATTGGCTCTATAACTATGTCTTCTACCTCCGACAAAACATCTGAGCCTAAGTCTATAACATCTTGACCTACGTCTTTAGCTATGTCTATTGCAGGCTCTACAGCTTCTTTAATAGGGTCTATAACTATGTCTTCTACTATAGGAGCTACAGTTTTAATTGGCTCTATAACTACGTCTTCTACCTCTGATAATATATCGGAACCCACATTAAGACCTGTTTCAATAATGTCTCCAACAGGACCTAGAGCATCTACCGTATCTTCAAAAACATCTCCTGCTAATTCCGCGGCTGATACAAAAATATCACCTGCTTCGTTTGCGACAAGTTTAACGCCTTGTTCTGCTACTTCGCCTACAAAATCTTTAGCTTCAGATTTAACGGAAGAATCAAAAGCATCCGAAACAGACTCACCTTCAACTAAAGCAGTTGCTGTGTCAGTAGCTATATTTTTTACAAACTCAGGAACATCAGCGTCTGCGTCCATTCCTAATGTAGTTTTAATTTTACCTATTACTGCGTCTTCATCTATGTCTAAACCTTCAACTACAACAGAGCCTACTTGTTTAGTAATAGCTCCTTTAAGAGCCTCTTCTCCACTTTCTCCTGAAGCTATACCGCCTATTGTGTTTCCTAGTATTTCTTTTGCTGGTTGTGGTAGTTCAAATGTGTCTATGTTTATGTTTAAATCTTTAAAAACATCTACTGCAAAATCTGCCGCTGACGAACCTATTTCTTTTAAAGCGTAAGTTTTAGCCGCACTTTTAAAACCTTCTTCTATATCCCCTGTATTTATTGTTGCTTTAATGCCTTGAAAGACAGGAGCAAGAGGAGGATACATAACACTAACAACATCAAACGCAATATTAAGATTATCCATAGCTGTATCGCTAGGCTCATCATTATAGGAAGAATTACCATATTCTCCAAAGGAACCTATGGTATAATTGTCCATATTAATATCAGGCGTTCCTATAATAGTACCTGTGTTTAATTGGGTATATCCTGCTTTTCCTCCCCACCCCCAAGAAAATGATTTACCTTGTGTTAGGTTTTGACTATCGGTAGCCCCTGCCTGATTTCTAAGGAAGTCCTCCATGACAACGCCCTGAATGTCCATAGCCTTTTTTTGAATATCGTCATCAGGTAAACTGTGGTATAATTCAATATCCTCTACAGTATCAAAATTAAGAGGACCTTTTTCAATAGCCTTAAAAGCAGTTATTCTATTTTCGTTGGTATAGTTTTCTTCAAGGTACTCTATGTAAGCATTATCAGCGGCTAGTTTAGCTTCCTCTAGTGTAGTAGGTTTAAGATACTCTTCGATACCTGCTTCATCTAAAGTGGCTAATGTCTCTTCTCTATTGTCTATATTAAAGTCAGAATACATTAATCTATTAAACGTACTAAACGGACTTCTCTCTCCCCCGTAAAACTCATCTCTTAAGTTTTCTAGTTGTATTAATTCTGCAGGACTCCATACGTCAGCCCCTACAACCCTACTATATTCTTCTTCAAATTCCGCTTTCTCTGCTAAAGAAGGCTCACCAAACATTTCAAAATATTCAATTTTAGGAGTGTCATGTTCATAGTCCCACCCAGTAGGAGGTCTAGCGTAAAGACCTGAACCTCCTGTGCCTCCGTAGGTAGGGTCAAAAGTAGGGTCAATGTACTGACCACCGTGCGTAATGTCTGCGTGGCGTATTTCTTCGTTAGCTAACCGTAGTCTATACAGTCTGTCTTCTTCTAACTCTTCTAAGCTATCGAAACCTTCATAAAGTTCTCTACGAGCCGCCTCTTTTTCTCTTTCCGCTATTTCGTAGGGAGTTTCTTTTCTACTCCTAGCACCTTCTACTCTTGGTATAAATCCTGCTCCTGACATTATTTATTCCTCTCTACGCCTTTGGTTTTTTCTACGGTACGCATAGCACCTAAGCCAAGCATACCCATAAGTACTGGCATCATAGTAGCCATGTCTAGTACAGGGATTTTAATGGTAGAATCGGCAATAGCAAGCGCAAAATTTGCCATCGGGATAAGAATGTACTGACTCGCAAGTCCAATACAACAAGTCCAACCAACAGCAGGTCTCCAACCCGATACAAATAGGCTTCGGTGTGCCGCTTCTGTCTTATTAACTTCAAGTTGCGCTTTCGAAAGTTCCTGCGCGTGCTTTTCAGCCATTGTCGAAAGTTCAAAAGCGATGGCATTCTTCTTGTCTTTATCCTCTATGAATTTGTCAAGTAGTCCTGTTACTGGTCCGATTAGTTGTTGTAACATATATGCCTCACTTCCTATGTACGATGTTCTGTACTGTCTCTGATTCATAGATACGAATACCCAACCATATAATAGTAAAGACACTAGCAACGGGAGGCAACCAAGCCGCTAGAGACATCGCACCTGTGGATGCCGCAAATACGTCTACAGCTTGTTTTGTTTCTTCCGTGACCATGTTATTCTCCAGTATTTTCGGACGGGTTTCTCTGTGCGTCAGTTGGTGGTACGTTGTAAGACACTCTAGCTTTAAATGTAGTCTCAGTATCAGGATAGCCACGTTGTACTTCAAATATATTATCATTACCAACTAAGCTATCAGCTAAGGCTACTGCGGCAACGTGTGCTTCTTCTCTTGAATCGTGGGTGCTGTGTATAACTTGCTCTACAACACCCTCAGAATTTTTTTGTATATAACCTACTTGCATCACTATGCCTCGTATTCTGTAGTGGACATTCGTAGTGTATCTAGCGTCACAACATCCGTAGAAGAGTTTTCTTTAGCTTTAAATTTATAACTTACTCGTGAATCAAAACGACCTAAGTAAATCTTAAAGTCTCTTCGGTTATTTACACCAGTATCAGAACTACCGTCTAACGTCAAAGTTTCACCGTTAATTACAGTACCTGAAGACTCCCAATCAAAAGGATGTAAATATATAGTGTCTCCAGTTGAAGGGGCGTTTGTATAAAGACTTACCCACACTGTTGTTGTATTAGAGTAAGGATTGTAATACCACATATAAGGAGTGGACATTGGACTAGAACCGTCTGAATTTTTAGATATTCCTATGTAAGGAGAAAAATATTCTGACCAATCACCTGATATCGAGAACGCTCGTATATAACTAACTCCACTACTGAAAGTTGTGCAAGTTCCCATGTTAATTGTAGGCTCACCCGTAGGTGAAGGTGCTGTTACTGCTAAGTGACCATAAGCATCGTTTGTTCCTGACGTACTGCTGTGGATTAAATCTACTGATAGGTCAACGTATGTTTTATAAGTATCGCCTGAGTGTTTAACAAACTGCGTAACACCGTACTGTGTCAATGTTGTAGTTAATGCTCTATTCGCACCTTGCGCCCATTGCATACTATCCCAATAGTTATGCGTAAGCGTGCCCTTTAAACCATCTAGTTTAGTGTGGTCTGCGTCAGTAAAGGCATTAGTGTCTGCTTCAGCTTCGTAGGCAGTTTTAATTTCAGCCCCTGTTTGGTCTCCTGTCGCACCTGCTTCTATAGAATCTAATTTAATACCATCAACAGATAAGTCCCTACCATCTACTGTCTGTGAGCCAGAGAACGTAATGTTACCCGTCATTTGCCCACCTGCTTTAGGCAAGGCGTTAGTTGCTAGTGTACCTTGTGCGGCTGTAGCATAATCAGAAGAATCAAAAGCCTTAACCTGTGCTAGGTTAGTTACTTCTGAATCCATTAGTGCACCTGCGGCAGTTACATTGGTTGCGTCCGTTACGTCCGCGCTTGCTTCTATACCTAATAGCTTTGTCTTTTCTGCATCGGTAAATGCGTTAGTATCTGCATTGTTTTCGTAAGCTGTTTTAATCTGTGCGTCTGTTAGAGTACTGCTACTGGTAATAGTAAAGTTAGGATATGTACCAGATACTGAAGTACCGCCTGCCCCTGTTAAGGCTACTGTTTGGTCTGGTGAGTCATTGGTAATAGTACCATTACTTGCTATAGAGATACCAGTGCCGCCTGTAAGGACACCAGTAACATTAGCGGCTGTTACGCTTGCATCTGTACCATCTGTGCCGTCTGTGCCGTCTGCTCCTCTAGGTACTGTTAAAACACCCGTAGAAGCATTATAGGAAGCCTCAGTACCTGCCGCGCCTGTGGCGGCTGTAAGAGTTTGTATGGAGTTTGCTGAAGAAGCGGCTGAAGACGCGCTGGCGGATGCTTCTGCGGCTTTGTTAGTAGCTATCGTTGCATTAGCACTAGCATTTTGAACAGCAGTTATGTTTCCTGCAACCGTTCCCACATCACCAATATTGTTTGCTACAGTACCTATGTCACTAGCGTCCGCTATAACAGTATCCATTTTAGACTCAAGACCCACTACAGTGGTTACGTCACTAGATATACCTGCTACTATATTTACATTGGAAATATTTGTAGCCACCGTACCAATGTCAGTACCGTCACTAGCTACTGTGTTTATATTGGTTGCATTAGTTGCTACCGAGTTTACGTTGGCTATATTATTACCTACGTTATTTACATTACCAATGTTACTAGACACTGTGCCAATATCGGAAGCATCAGAAGCTACAGTAGTTACATCGGAAGATATATTAGATACCGTAGTAACGTCAGATTTAATTGTATTGACACTTGTAATAGCATTTTTAATACTATCTAAACTTTGTACTTCCGTTGAAATACCTGCTACAGTTTGAACATAAGTATTGTTAGCTGTATTGGCATGAATCTGTGCTGTATCTCTAGCCGACTCTGCGGCTGTTTGTGCGGTTTGTGCCGCATTTCTAGCATTCTCTGCGGCAGTCTTTGCGTTCTCTGCGGCAGTCTTTGCTGTATTAGCTTCAGTAGCTTTTGTAGAAGCTGTGGTTGCGGACGTTGCCGCATTAGTTTCAGACGTAAGAGCATTAGAAGCAGAGGTAGCCGCTTCCTGCGCTTTCGTTGTAGCTATAGTAGATTGTTCCGTTACGGCATCGACAACAGAAGAAGTAGTTGAATCACCTGTACCACCTGTGCCTCTGAATATACTCATGAAACATTCCTATAGTTAAAAAAAAAAGAATTGTATAAAAAAGAAAAGGGAAAGGGGCTTCCGAAGAAACCCCTTAAGTACTACTAAGCGTTTACAGCGATGTTGAATGCCGCGTCTGGACGTAGAACAGCAGTGCCGTACAAAGTATCAGCAGTGTAAAGAGAACCTAAGAACTCTTGCTTGTACTGAGTTTGTGAACGAACACCTTGTTGCTCTGCTAGAACCATTGCATCTTTGTGGAATAACATAGCTTGTTTAACGTCACCACCTGCGCCATTATCAGCGGCAGTTTCGATAACAGGGCAGTTAGAAGAAACAAAGATGTCGATACCATACAAGTTACCGATTTGACCATTGTTTACAACTTTACCATCTACGAAGTCGCTAGAAGAGTAACGGTCGATACCCATGATAGCGTTACGTACTGATGGTGGTACTACTAGACAACGATTGTCCATAGGTACGTCAGCATCATCCATTTTTTGAATTAGCTCACGGAAACCTGCATCGTTGAATACGTCACCTGCGGCAACAGAGTCTACGGCGTAAGCCTCAACACCAGTGCCACCAGAGAAGTTGTAAGTACCAGTACCAACGTAATCACCACCGTTGTCACCGAAAGACTTACCTAGTTCAAACAAGCTAGTGTCTACTTGCTTAGCTAGAGCGTAACCTGCGTCACCAGTGTAGAACTGACGAAGTGAAGCTAGTGCTTGTACATCTGTGATGTCTTCGATTAGACGTGAGTACTCGAAGTGCTTGTCAATAACTACTTGTACTTCAGACTCAGTAGCGTTCTGAATAGTTACTGCTGTGTTTTCCGCTTTAGCGTTAGCTGAACCACGGGTAGGCTTAGGAATGTGAAGGGTATCACCTTTCTTTCCTGCCATAGCCATTTTCTTAACTAGGTTAGCTAGTACTAGGTTAGATTGATAAGCGGCAACAACCTCGTCACTCCAGATTTCTGGGATAAAAGTTGCCGCGCTAGTGTTATCTACTGTGCCGCCTTGTGCGGGATATGTTGATGTAGCCATTTTAATTCACCTTATAAATAATATTAGTTTCGTACCCTCCCTTCTGCATACGCTTGCATAATCTCATTTGATAGTGCTTGGTATCTGTCTGGGTCAGTACGCATTAGTTTAATAATGTCTGCGCGTCTGTAGACCTTCTTGGCTCTCTGTTCACCAC